GTAGTTGTGATTCGTTAATGGTTTGAACCGGCTTTCTCTCTGTTTTACCCGCATGGCTTCGGTGGTTTCGATGAGGGCAGCGGCCATGCGTACATCACTATCCATTGCCAGGACTTCTTGGGCAAGCTTGAGAGCACGACTCCAGGATAGGCGGCTTTTCTTGGGGCGAAACAAACCTATATAGGAAGACAGTGGCCGGAGTAGCTCCCAGCTGTGGGTGTTGAAGAGGCCGAGGTATTCGCGGGCGGCATCGTCTTCACAGGCTGCTGCCAGGGTGTCTGGGGTTAGCTCTACAAAACAGTTTGGGCAGTGGAGATGCTTGGACATGGTTATGCCTCATCTTCCTGTCTTGTGCCCGCTTCTTGGGTGGGCGCTATACCCAAACAGCGGGCATGAATCCCCCACCACTCATAGAATTCATGATGGTAGCGGATTGTTTTGGCTTTGATTAGGGCGAGGACATCTTCCTCGGTTGATCCAGTTGGGATCTTTTCGATGTCTTCTTTTAGCCATTGTTTCCATACACGCTTGCGCCATTGCTTGAGGCTTTCTAGGACGCGCTGTTCTAGCTTTGGGTTGCTCCATAGCCATTCGAGGTTGTCTACACCCAGGCCGTCATTGTGTGGGGCTGTCATGCGTTTTACATATTTGCCAATGGCAGATTCGGCAGGGTCATCAACGATGCCCTCTTGGTGCATGTTGATCCACAGCGCGCGGATTACATCAGCAACGGCACCCCTGGATTTAGGGCCGTACCTGCGCCCGCTGTTTGGGTGTTTCTTGCGTGGTGCAGGTGTTAGTGCGCCCTTGCTGCGTAGCTCTTTTACCAAGTCGTCGAGCTGCTCGATGCTCATGTCTTTGCATGAGCTGTGGCCGGTGCGATCTTTCTGCCAATCGCGTCGGAGGTCGTCATCACCAAAGAGAATTTTTGCTCCTTTATGGACGAGGCCTTGCAGCATGTTTCGTTTGTTGAATTTAGGCATTGTTTATCTATTCCTTTGGCTTAATGTTTGGCCCGTTACGCGGGCCAGTCGGCAGGGTCACCAGGGCGGGAAGTAGTAGGTTTTGCTCCCGGCCCCTGCTGTGGGGGTTATTCGTCACAGCCCCACATTAACGGCCCCATTGCGGGGCTAGGAGTGTTCTTATAGGCTCGCCAGATCAAGTGAAATTTGCTTGAAGTTGTCGCTATCACCGATGCGTTCGTAGACACGTAAATAGCTGGCTTGTGAGGCGACTTGACGTGAGTCTTTGATGATCTCCATGGCCTGGTTCCACTTTTTATACTCAGGGCCTTTAAACTCATGCTTAGTTAGTCCATAGATCTTGTTGACATCCATCCTGCCCTCTTTATTAACATCAAAGGCATTCATGACTAATGTTCGTATAAGGTCATTTGATCCGGCTGACAGTTCATCTATGCACTCATCAATTAGTGCTTTTGCAACATGGATGCGCTCGTCAAAATAATTACGATCAGCAACTGAGTATTGAATCTTGTAGCGACCGTCATAACTCAGCAGGGAGACGTTCCCTTTTTTGCCACCCAGATTAACGTCGTGACGCTCTGCACAACGCTCAACAAAGCCATGAACATCATTCAATGTGCCACTTTTAAAAGCGGCCATTGAGGCTTGCACCGCCTGTGCGCTCTTCATGATTTTCTTTACCAGTTGATCACGCTCTTTTTCGTGTTGTTGTACCTTGCTTTCAAGCACAAGGTCGCCTCTGGCATTCCGCCAGTAGCCGGGGGGCACGTCTGATAGGTTAGTTTGGATGCTCATAGTGTCTCTTCCTCCCAGCGGATGTGACATGCGCCTAGACCTGCTTGTCCATACAGTGGGTCATCTGGCCGTGGACGTACTCTGGTGAATCCATCAGCAAATATGGCGAGTGGGCTTTCTGGTCGCTCGATATGGATGATGGGGCGCGTCTGACGTAGGTCTATGCCTGTGTATTCCAGGTTGTGCTGCTGTAGGCAGATGATGGTTTCTTCTACCATGGCCAGTTGGTTCATGACGTTGGGCGGTGTGGGTAGTTTTAATTGCTTGTGCCCGTTGTTTGGGTAGGTAACTGACATGATTAGGCTCTCCGGTCTTGTGCCCGTTTTTTGGGTATTGGGCAGGTTTTGCAGGTACGAAAAAGCTTGACGCGTTGAGCGTTGGTGGCTGCGAAGGGTTGCTCTTGTTTTTCGATGCAGATGTCGCGGGTGATTTCATCTAGCACAGGGCAATTGATGGTTTTGCCCATGTAGGCTCCTTCTACTTTTTCCTGTAGTCGATCCAGCCCTTTTTGGCTTGGATAAATGCCTTTTAAGGCCTGGTTAATCAAGGTTGCAGAGATGCCTTTGCCCAGCCGGTCGGCAACCTGTTGCTGGCTGGTGCGTTTGCATTCTTGATCCAGGACTTGGAGCCACTCTTCTGGTTGGCTTGGTTTGGTGTCGGTGGCAGTGCTCATTCTGGTGTTACCTCCTGCTGCCAGACGATTTTGCCGAGGTTGGGGTCGTAGATGTTTTTAACCCGCTGTACCTTGGGTGGCTTTGGGCCTGTGTTTTTGCTGGGCAATAGACGGTAGCGGGCTAGCCCCGTGTGGCGGCCCGCTTTGGTTGTTATGTGTAGATAACCTGCTTTGTGTAGGTTGCCTATGTAGCTTTTGGCATCGTGCGGGGCGACTAGGCAGGTTTCTGTTGAGGCGTTGGCTGCTAATTCTGTGTAGTTGAATTCACCGATTATTTTTATGGTGCGCCACATTTGTTCACGGGCTTGGCCTTGGGTGACAGGTGTGCCGTCTTTACGAACACGTGGAGCATCTATGCCGATGTCGTTGATTAGTTTGTATAGATTTGCACGGCGGCGTGTTGGGGGCTTTTCTATACCTTGGGTATTGTCATCTCTATGGTCTTTGCCTATGACTTTTATGTACTCTGCATGGTTAAGACCTTGCAGGTAGGTGCGTACGGTGTATTCGTTTTCGCTTGTTTTTATTACGATATCTGCATAGGTGAATTGCTTAAGTTCGCGGATGGCTAACCAGATGGCATCACGTCCGGTTACTTTGGTGGCGGTATGTGTAAGGTGGATGGGTTTGCGGTGCATGTCATGCTCTCCGTGCTGGGGCTTCGCCGGTGTAGAGTTCGCGTTTTCCCCATTCGGCTTTGGTGATGCTGTCTTGGCCTAATTCACTGAGTGCGACTTGTTGCACCCGGTGCAGGTTGACGCAGATGCGACGGACGGTGCCCCGGCTGGCTTCCTGGATTCTTTGCAACAGGTCGTCTGCAATGGTGACTTCTTTGCAGTAGAGGTTGGCCAGGTGTTTGGTGTCATCCAGATTGGCGGGTTGTGCTAATTCCCAGGTAAGAACCCGGTTATGGAATCGCTCCCATTTGCGTAGTTTGGTTGGGAGGGTTTCTTCACCGATAAGTAGGATGGCGGCATTGGAGCCTTCGAAGATATCCATGATCACGTTGACTGCTTTCTTATCAACGAGATAGTCCATTTCATCAACAATTAGAGGGCGACTTGATAGGACTAGCTCTTCACAGATTTGATCTACCATCTCGGGGATGGTGTTAGCTGGTGATACACCCATCTCTTTGAGGATGGCTTGCAGCAGAAATTTACGTGTCCAGGTGGATTTGCATTCGACGTAGTGAGCACGGTGCTTATTGGCAGCGTAGGCGGCACTGATTGATTTGCCTAAGCCGCTGTAGCCGGAGAAGGCGACAATGCCAGGCAGGTGCCCTGGGCGGTTCATGGCTTGTTCTAGCAACCGGGTACAGAGAGCCACGTTTTGCAGCGGTGCCGTGGTGCCTGATGGTGGCAGGTTAGCGACGTTGGTGGTTTGGTTCATCCTACTATCTCCTATGTTGTACTCGTGCCTGTTTCTTGTGCCCGTTGTTTGGGTTTTTTATGCTTCGATTGTTATGCCGAAGTCTTCGTGAAACTCTTTCATTGAGCGGTATTCATCACCGCGCTGGTAGTTCTTCCAGAAGCGATGTTCTTGGTCGGTTAGGGTTTCTTCTGCTTCTATACGTTTATCCAGGCGCACCCACCTTTGGTAACGAAGTTGTGGGTCTTCTATCGCTACGACTGGGGCTGGTTCAAAGTCTTCTTGGAAGGCCGCAATATCTGCTTGTTGTTTTTCTGTGAGCATGGCTTCGGGTGATGGGCGGCCTAGTTTTAGGTCTGCTCGCAGCGGGCGAACTACGCTGGCTTCGGGTGCTTCTGGTTGTTCTGTTTCGGGTAGGCGTTGAGCCACTTCCAGGGTGGTCATGCGGGTTGTTGCTTTGGATGCCTGTTTGGTGGCGCGCATGAATTGCTTGCGGTGTTTGTTGAAGCAGCGGGCAGCTTCGGTGTTGCCAAAGCCGGTGGCTTCTATGCAGTGGGCTGCATCAATGTAGCGACCATCCAGGGTGTAGCAGTGGACGGTGTCGTGTAGGTTTTGTGGATCGAACCGCACTACTATTTTATGGCCACCGTATTCATGCAGGGCTGGGCTGCTGTAGCGGTTTTTGCCTACGCCTATGGCACTGCCTGCTTCTAGGTTTAGGGTGCCGTCTTGTTTGACTCTGATGGCTTCGGCTGTCATGAGCCAGAGGCGGCGTTGTTCTGCTGTGGCTTTTCTTATGGGGGCGGTTTCATATGAGGCATTGAATGCCTGGTCGAAGCTTTGGATGCCTCCGCATATTTCAGTGCGGCGGTTTTCTCTGGCATTGAAGGCGGCGACTTCTTCATTCAGTACTTTTAAGAATTGCTCTATGGGTATGGCTTTGCTGCCGTAGTTTTCAGGTTTGGCTGTGGTGTTGTGGCCGGTGTAGGCACCTGCAAAGGCTGGGTGTTTGTCGACGACTTCGCCGATGCCGCCAATACCGAAGGCGCGTTCTATAGGTTTGGCCTGGCCGTGGCCTTTTCCGTTTAAAACACTTGTCCAGTGGACTTTTATGCCGAGCAGTGGAAATAAACCCAGTGGATCATCTTCTTTGACTTTGAATCGGTAGCGGTTAGGCACACCGCCAGTCATCCATTTATTTGCAGCTGCTCGGGTGTTGTCGATGGTGGCATGTTCTGGGATGCCGTACTGTTCGACAAGGTCGCCAAAGCTTAGGCGGATTTGGTCGGTGTTTTCTGTGAGGTCTACTCTATACGCCAGTATTTTGCGGCTGTAGATGTCTTGCCATACCCATGTTTTTGGGCGTTCGATATCGCCGTTGGGAAATTTGACGAAGACGT